GCAGGATCCTTGATCCTCAAAGCCCACCACAGGAACCAGGTGCTGCCAACGTTCAGCATCCAAACGTTCCAAGGATCCCATGCCATAGAGGTCAACACAGCACCCGCTAAGGTAAACGCAGTGCCCAGCCATTTGAGAGCTGTGGTGAGATGGTCTTGTGGATATTGTTTCATAAAAATGGTGGGCCCGGTAGGATTCGAACCTACAGTCAAGGGATTATGAGTCCCCTGCATTAACCGTTATGCTACAGGCCCTAAACGTCTTTGGTGGGATCCTTGCCTTGTCGCAGCCAGGTCTGCAAAGGATCTTCCCGAACATCAAACACCTGCGGCGCATGCAAGGCCGCTAGGCTCATGTCATAGCCAGTGGGATAGTGTCGCAGCAAACGCAGTGCTCGAGTGCGTACCAAGCGCGGCACACGTGGAGTGGCCTTGGGGTCACAGAGATCACGCAGGAACTTTTCAGTGGCTGCCACGGATCTAGCACGTTCGTCTGGCAATGTCATGTGTGTATATTACAGTTTTTCTTCTGCTGTGTCAACCTTGATTTTGCTCTTTAGGGCTTCCCACAAGGATTCCAATTGGTTGACATCGAGCTGTGCTTCCAAGGGATCAATGTTGGGGTTGTCAATCACGTATTTTTCTTTGTTGATTTCAAGCGTGAGTTTCATGTGGTACCTCAAAAGTTTCTTACAATGATTTGACCGTATCTTATCATTTCGGTATCGCAGCGCAGTCTTTCTGTGACCCGTTTCACTATCTGGACCATGCGATCGCTGTTGCCACAAATGATCAACAACGGCAAATCATACTGATGCTGGAACAAAAAATTCTCCACCAAACGATCAACTTCGCTGTGACGGATTCCGTGCAGGTCCAACTGGCGCATACCTGTAATTATGCACAGACATCACCAATTCAACAGTATGCTACCCTGGTCTATGTCCAGAGCAAAACTGTAGGTCTGTCGTTTAAGGTATCCCCAGTGCCGGGGCCAGGGGTGGTAGGCATAGCCCGTGATCTTCCGCGTCTCACCAGATTCTGATCGGCAGTTGAATCTCATGAAGTCACCGGGACTGATGGTATAACGAACACCATTTTTGCCTGTCACGGTCCAATGCATGTACCACCATTTTTGCTCGTACCAGGGCCGAGTACCAAGGGCATCGGCCACAGTGATGGGCATGGCATGCACCGTGCTCATGAGCATGCGGCTGTTGCTCATTGTCAACTGCCGATCCAAGTGACTACCCAAGCTCACCAAGTCCTTGCCTGTGAGCCCGCACATCTCCGCATAGCTCAACAACTGCTTGACCTGCTCCTGTTTTTCCTTGGGCCAACGATCCCAATAGTTCATGCTCGTGTCCTTGTGTCGGTGTTGAGGTTAGGCATCAAGTCCCGAATCAGCGATCGCTCCAGAGCATGCGCCTCAGTCTTGCCACGCACCACGGCAATGATACTGCAGCAAAAAGCTTCAGCCCCGCGCTCTCTCAAGACGTTGTACAGCAACCAACCATACCTGCTGTCGCGGCTACGGTATATGTGTTTGTTCCAACGGATCGCTAGACTCCGCTGTACCGTGCTGGCAGTTTTTGCAGTGACGCCCACGTAGAAGTCTGTGCCGGAGTCGATGCGATACACGATATGGGTGCGATCGCGCCGCTTTTTACGGGCTTTGGTACTCTCACTCATGGCAGTATTATACAACATTTGGATCCAAAAGTCAAGTCTGTAGATAGCTGCTAAGTCATTGATTCTGCTAGCAATTTTTAGCATTTTCATGCAAGATCACGCTGGTGTTATTGATTTTGACGTTTTAGAGGTTTTCCAGCCACTTTCTTGCATCGTTGTACAATGTAGCCATCATGGCCTCTTTTCCGCCAAAAAACAGGATACGATTTTTTTTCCGGTCTATGAAGTAGGGAAACTCTAATCTCTTGTCCAGTTTGATCAGATCCCGAGAACACATTTTGGTGGTGCCCAGCTCAAAGCTCCAGGAATTTAAACCCAGTTTTAGAAAGTCCTGCAGTCCTGCTGCTGTGAGTCTCAGTCCGCCGCTGCTGCGGTGATTGTGGAACCATCGTTGATCCGCTTGGTCCACGGTCAGTGCGGGATCTAGGTCACCGGTGCTCAATATCGCAGCGACCAAGAACAGTCGTTGACTATTGCGAGAATACCGTTTCACCTTGGTTCAACAACACCACTGTAAACTTGTTTGTGTTAAACTTTTGGTTGAGCTTTTTGGCGAGATTGATGGCATGTCCGGAGTTGCTGAAACTGACTTTGCGATACTTGGTGCCCTTGTTGTCCACAAGTAGGTTGCAGAATCGTAGATTGATGGGGGCGCCGTCATAAAACACTGCCCAAATGCCCGAAGCAGCCAGGACTTGCTCGCTGCTGTAAGTCTGTCGATTCACTGATTCTATCAGCACATGTGGTTTGGGTCTACTCATGCTGATATTTATGGCTGATCTAGCTAAAAATTGCCGCCTTCTAGCCTGACTTCAACTACTTCTTGGGACTCTGCGGCGGGCTGTAGTTGGGATTCGAGATCCTGTAGTTTTAAAAGAAGTTTTGTTATATCGCCCAGGAGATCTCGTGCTTCCATGACCGACATCACAACATCGCGTTGTTTCTGATGATCCAGGGCTTTGACTCGATCTATGAATCTGTTGATGTGCGCACTCATGAGTTACCTTGTTGTTGGGTCTGAGAAAGGACCTTGGAATTCGTAGCGATCCAAGAGTATGACCTTGGGACAAAAACTATTGCGCCAGCTGTTGTTGTATTTAATCTTGTAGTAGCCAGCGGCCAGCCAGCTTTTGGATCTAGCACTGGCAGTGTAGAGTGGTAAGCGCCGTTTGAGATCCCACATGGCATTGTGAGGAACGCAGTTGGTGGGAAATCCATAGATTTGCTGTTCGGGTGCGGCAGCAGCGGCCAAGGTTTCGTCAAATTCAACCCCCATGCGTTCTCGCACCATGTCCAGGGTCTTGAATGTGGCGGTACTGTCCTTGACTCGTACATTATAGCCATGATCATGGCTTTCGATGTTGCCGATCTTGCCCCGTTGATCCTTGAGGATCCAGTAGCGTTTGGGCACCACTGTTTTAGCGATTATCATTCAGCACTCCTTGATAGTTTTGGTTCAGCACTCGAGCCAAGGGCTCTGCTGACTCACTGATTTTGTTCAACTCAAATCTGCTGCAAAATTTCAAAAGTCTCACTCCCACTTGTCCAATGTCTTGGTGGCGCACCTGACTGCGTATGGCATCATCTACCTGCTGTTTGATCTCGGCTGGCTGAGCTGTGAGATCAATCAAGGCACGGTTTCTTTCATAGTCATCCAACACGCGGTGCTCTACACCATCATGGTCGGTCCATCTTGACAGCATGATGTTGTTCCAGGCATAGCCTTGTCGATCACGATCCTCAAACGCCTCCTGCAGCCCCACACGATTTTTGGTGCCCTTGACACGCACCCCAGGATAGGCCGAAAATACATTGTCGCTGGCATCGCCTCGCATGCATTTTTCAAACAGCAACCACTGTGGATTTGGCACTGCTTTGGGCTGTTTGGTTTTCTTGTCCAGTACTGGTCTCTGCTTGGCATCAAATATGCCGTCCACTGTGGTCAGCTCATCTGTGATGCCATTGTACTGATTGACATTGGTGGCCACCAGCTGAAGAAAATCACTGTCGCTGCTGATGATAGTGTGCTGATCCGCAGGATGCAGGGCGATCCAACGAGCAATGACATCATCAGCTTCGGCGTTGGGCTGGCGTATCACGCTGCAGTTGGTTTGTTCCGCGAGATATTTAGTAAAGGTGTCATAGGTTTCCCAGAACAGTTTGTCCTCTTCCTGCTCGCTTTCGGTCAAGGCTGCACGAGCTTGGCTGCGATTGCGCTTGTAAGGTGCGTAGAAGTCCTTGCGCCAACTACGGCCTTCCAGCGCAAACACCACGTGATCCGCAGGAAATCGTCGCGTGATTTTGCCTATGGAGCTCAGGGTGATGTGCAGGGCATAACCAACTTTTTCCCAAGAGTCAGCAGCGCGATGAGCAGCATGACGCGCACGGAAAAACATGTTGGCAGTGTCAATCAAAAGATAATTCATTTTTTCACACGGAATTGATTTTGGTCGCAGTATTGTAGCAGAAATGCAGCCCATTTGCTATGGGCATCTTTGCCAAAATGCCAGCTTTTTCGGCTCACTGTACGAAGTCCTTGATTGCGACACCAAGTCGAATAGGTTCCATTGGTGTCGTAGGGCGCGATGTAAGTGGTTCCCCAGGTCCGCCTTGACTTGATCGGCACAGCCGAAAAGTCATTGTCACCATTGAAAAAAATATGTCGTATGTTGCGTTGCTCTAGCCAAAGATGAAACTGCCAGATTGCTTCGTGCGCTTCGTTGGTGACGTTGTTCCAGTCTACACTGCTCACAAAATCTTTGTATTGTTGCGCATGGCTGCTTGGAACATCGTCTATTCCAGATGCCGTGACTTGATAGTAGCGGTCATTGATCAGCCATTCTTGTCTTTCCCAGGTGCTCCATTGCAGGATGATCAAGGTTTTTTGCAATCTATCGGCCACTTGCTGTTCTACCCATGACCTAGTGGTGCGCATGATGCGCTGGTTGCTGCTGGCGCTTTCTGCTTCACAGCATAGTATGGCTGGCCAACTTCTGCTCAGCATCACGGACCAACTTACCTCAAAGTTATCGGGATGTGGTTGTCGTCCTAGCTTTTCATAATGTGGATCATCTTCGGCAAAAGCATGTCGTACCACTGCTTCAGCAGCAGCAGTGTGGCTATCACCGTTGATGTACAACAGTGTCATACTATTTCTTCTAGGATGCCTAGTACTTCGGCCATGATCAGCAGGCAGCCCGCCCAAAACAGATTGCCTTGCAACAAGTAGCCGCCGGCACTGATGCGCAGCACACTCTTTACTAGGCTCACGTAAAAGTGGCCACGGCTGGGGTCTTTGGGTTGTGGGTCAATCATTTGCTTTGCTCCGCCTCGGCCACTCGTTTTCTTAGACTGCTGCTGCTGAAACTATGATCTCTTGAATTAAACACAAGATCAATGTTGCGCTTTTCACAGATAGCTCTTCCTGTGAATTCTTGTTGTAAATATTCTACGCCTAGGATGCGTACATCAATGGGAAGAGTCAACAGTATATCTTCAAGATCTTTTTCTGTTTGGTAAACCACAACTTCGTCCACATACCTACAGGCTGATAGTTGTATCTGTCTTTCTACCACTGTTTGGACGGGTGAGTTTTTGGTCCCAGAACGATCAATGGTGGGGTCGGTCTGCAGCCCTGCTATGAGATAATCGCAGTGATTCTTAGCTTCAGCCAACATGGCGATATGGCCTGCATGCAAGAGGTCGAATGTGCTGAAGGTGATACCAATTCTCTTGCCTTCTGCCTTGAGCTGCTTGATGTGTTTAAAAATCATTAGCTGATTTCCTTGCGTCCACCACCTAGATCACGGCTACGTGTGTATCTCTGCCCGTTCATGGCTTGGTCCTGCTCCCAGGTCTCCATCACAACATGTCTACAGATATTCTGGAACCAAAGGTCCACGATGTCGGCATCGGTTTTGCCTTGATAGCCGGCACGCATGAGATTGGCCACAAACTTTTCATTCCAGTCAAGTTCAAAGCTGCCTTCGTGCAGATTTTCTGGATTGATGTCCATGCTGAGTATGGCCACATAAGGCTCGCCCTTTTCAGTGGCAATGTCCTTGGCGGACTTTTTAGGTTTGGCAGCAGGCTGTTCTGCCGTGGGTTTAGTTGGCTTTTTTGGTTGCCAAAGTTTTCGGATTTTGTCTAACATAGGTTCTCCTTAGGTACCCCACTCATTCTTGAACAGCGGCACTTGTAGTCGATCGCTGTAGCGCAGGCCACTTTTCATGGCCAGTTCTGCCACGCGGCGATTGTTGAGTGCATACACGCTTTCTACCCCGCCCACGGGCATGAGATATACCGGGCCTTGGAAGCCGGCCGTGCGGTATTGATCCACGGCGCGTTGGGCATCTTCAAAGTCTTGTTCTGTGGCAATGACGAATTTCAAATAAGCATAGCCAACCTCCTCATACTCGCAAACGACTTCGGGAAGGATGGCTTCTTCCCACTGTTCGCCGCTGACGGGGAGTTTGGCGCTGACACTGAAAGTGAGTTCGCGTCCTGCTTGGTTCCACTGCTGGAGATAGTCTTTCAAGGCAGGTGACAGTGTTTGGGTGCCATTGGTTTCAAATGTGATCTCCTGGAGACCCCGCATCAGATCGTGATCCAGGAGATCTGGATAGGCACGTTGCCAGCCCAGCAGTGGCTCACCACCAGTGATCACTAGGTGTTCGTCTCGCCATTCTTTGTATGGGAGGATCTTAACGATAGCCTCCGCAAGGCTATCCGTTGTAAGAGTCGGGCTAAGGTGCTTGAACCTAGTATCCCAACTAGCATAAGAATCACAACCGGTGCTGACCAGTGGTAAGTCTCCATAAGATTTGTAAGACTTTGCATCCACGTTGTGTCGTTCATTTGATTTTTCTCCACGCGGCATTCCAAAGCCATCACAGGTAAAATTGCAACCAAACGTGCGCAAGAACACGCTGGGCACACCCATGTATCGGCCCTCGCCCTGGATGCTGTAGAACAGTTCACTGACTTTGATTTTGCTCATTTAAATACCTAAGTAATTCTTTGTCGGTGGGCTGCACTGCGTGATTTTGTTTGAAAAAGATCTCATAGCTATCTGACCCATACTTGCCAATACCATACAACATTGTAGCATCAACACCGTCCCAAGTCAAGAAGTCTTGGGTCATTCTCTGCAGGCGTCGGCTACGCACATTGACCATGCCCAGGCCAGTGATGACCTCTTTGACCTCGTGTTCCGCTGCCGAAAGGAACTGCTGCGGTGTGGACCACAGTTCCAGGAATCGGGGCAGTATCCTTTTGACTGGACGCCGGGAGGTCTGATTCAGCATGATCACTGCCACCATGTGCTGCCACCGCCGCGTCAGTTCATCCCGAGCCGGCAACTGTTGCTGCACCATGAGATCATCACTGAGAGTCAGCATATCTCGCGCTCCTTATCTTTTTCTTGGCTGTGACAGCACCTCTTTGTGGTTCTTGGCGCCGGGCGGTACGTGCGAGACGCGGCGCTGGTTCGCAGCAGACTTCGCCCAGGAACATAGTGTATTTGGTAGTGGTGGTCACTAATTCATGTCCATTGAAGCTCACCACCTGTTCTTGGGTGTCGCGGATCAGCCAGTTGCGCAGATCAGTGAGACTGGCCCATTTGGCACGCTTGGGCACGAAGATCTTATTTTGCGACATAGGGTGCTAGGTCCGGCGGAGTCCAACCTTCG